GCGTTCACAGCGAAAGCAAAGAAGAAAGGGATTACTACTGCACAGCTTCAGGCTAATGTAGAAGCCAACCCTGATAAATACGATGAGAAGACACGGAAACAAGCACAGCTCCGTGAAACTCTTGTAAGATTAAACAAAAGAAAAAAATCTAATGCCAGCAAAGAAAAAAAGTGATCCTTGTTGGAAAGGATACAAACAGGAAGGAATGAAGACCTCCAAGAAGACTGGCAAGAAAGTTCCTAATTGTGTACCTAAGAAAAAGAAGAGTTCTTAACAATGCCTAGAGATCACCGCTTAAATCTGGGACGGTACATCAGTAATCCGTTTAACGAAGCTGGTCAGCAGATTAAAAAGCTGGACTTCCATGACCTGTTCCGATCCAAGCCAACAACAGGTGAATATCCTTGGAACCCATCACGGTTTGATAAGAATGACTTGACGCGTCGAATGAAAACGCGCAAGGTGTCGTATAACCCTGGATTAGGTCATGTTGATAATGAAAGACAAGAGACTCCTGAATTTGGACCTACACAGAACTTTGAAGTTTTCAAAGGGTTAGGTAGATTCAATCGAAATACAGACTATGACTTTATGGAAGGCCGTGGGCGTACAAGGGTACGTCCTCAGGAACAGCCTGATTTTGATCCAATTTGGATGGAAGCATATGATTTAAGTCCAACAATTCCTGCCGGTGAACGTGCAGACAACCCAATGCCAAGTATGGCTAACCCTGATCCTAAGGGTTACATCATGGCAGAAGGGGAGCGCATTGCTGAGAAAGAAATGGAAGGAGATAAATCGGTGGCACAACTTCTTAGTGAAGGAAAACCTAGTAAGAAGAAAGAAAAAAAAGAAGAACGTGATGGTGAAAAAGTTGTCGAAGAAGAAAAGGAAGATCCAGAAGTTAAGACAGTTTAGAATTAGTAAAAAGATAGAATACCGTGATAGGAGCAGCCGTAACACTAGCTGGTAAATATGCTTCCATGATTCCTTCCTTGATTGCTAAGGGAGGAGCCAAAGCTGCTACTGTGGCAGGCAAGGTTGGTGGCAAAGCTGCAGAACAAACTGCACGGGATGTTGCAACGCGAGCAGTAATGACTGCACGTGATCCACGGATGAAACAAGCCCTGATGGAAGCAGGTATTCAGGGCCTTGGTACAACTGTGGCGACTGGTGATTTAGGTAAGGGTGTTCAGGCTGCCGGATTAAATGCTGTCGGCAACTTTGGATTAGACATGGGTCTTAATTCAATCAGTGCAAATAAGAAGGTGGATCCGCGTATTCGTGAAGCAGCCAACAATGATTACGTACGTTTAGCTGGTCAGCTAGGCATTGGCGCTATGGCAAACGCTGCAGTGTCTCGCCCTTCCGTTCCAGCTCAAACAATTTCTCCTGATCAGCAAGCAGCTTTATTGGCTGGACAGGCATCGCTCATGACAGCTGCAACTAATCAGTATGATGCTGAGCGAATGGCAAGGAATGACATGATGTCAATGGGTAATCAAAGCTTCGCTACTGCAGCTGATTTAATTCGTAGTACGCCTCAATATGTAATGCCTCAGTTCAATGTTTGAGCTTAGGCGTTATAAAATTAAAACACGTACAAGAGTTAAAAAATGATTGGCGGACCTACAAATCTATTCCAGAATGTAATGCTCGGAGCTTTACTTGCTGGTACCGGTGTGGCAGCAAACCAAGCTTTAAAGGGTATTCAGAGCCAGCGCCGTGAAGAAGGCAAGTCTGGGCTTTTGGGCGGTCGCCCTGGTGAGATGACCCGTGAAGAAATGCAAAAAAGCCTTGACTATATCAAGGGTGTTGCAGGTGTAGGCCCTCAAACATATGCCGCCCTGAGCCCCATCATGAACCAGAACGCTGAGCTGGCCATGCAGCGTCAGATGCAGCTCAACCAGCAGCTTGGCCAAATCACAGGTGGTCTGAACCAGCAGAAGTACACCGCACAGCTTGCCGGTGGTGCTCAACAGCAGCAAACGCAAATGCTGAGTTCCATGCTTCAGAACCAGAATCCTTACGCAGCTAGCGCCTTTAACCCTAACGTTAACGTAAGTTACTGAGGAGGGCACGGCAATGCTTCCTCAAGGATTTAATTACTTTACCGATACGCCTGTTGATTTTACGACAGGGTACGACGCCCCTACTTTTAATTTCGAAGGCTTAATGCTTAATCGGCTCATGGAACCTACTGGAGGAGATACTCCGGTAAGCTCTTCCGGTGATAAAGGGCCGGTTAACAAGACTGACATGCAATATCTAATTGACTTTCTTGAAAGTGAAAGAGATCCGAAGAGGCTTGAAGATAAGCTTCGAATGAATCTGGCTTTTGAAAAAGAACGGATGGCCCAGGCCGCTCCGTATAAGCTTGCATTTGAGATTCCACAAGCATTGGGAGGTGCCTTCTTTAAACCAGCTCTCATGGAGCTTGCAGGGGCAGGTAAGTATGCCCAGATCATGGACCAAGGTATGGCACGGATGCCGAATATGGTACCCGGCGCTATTGGCATCGGTTCCATTCCGCAGCGGAATTACTTCGGATAAACTAGAAGGATGAACTATCTCACCCCTGGTTCTTTTCCCACTTTTGATTTTGGCGGTTTTTCTTCAGGACCAAGCACTTTTGATGCAGCGGGAAGTTTATTTTCTGGCGGTGGAGGAGGCGCAGCAGCAGCAGGAGCTTCTATGTTTGATCCAGTTAGCCTAGGTTTATTTGCAGTCAATACAGGCATCCAAGCGTTCAGCGGGATGCGACAAGCTAATACTGCTAACAAGCTTGCCATGCAGCAGATGGCTGCTGCTGATAGGAATGCTCAGCTGAACCGGGAGGCCATGAAAGAAGCCGCCCGAATTCAGCAGCAAGAGAATGAAAGGAATCGCCAGGCAATGTATGGCTGGGGTGCAGATCTTGATTTTGCACGTCAGAAAGAAGCAACAATGCTTGACACTGGTCTGTTTGGCGAACGCCGTTTAAACTTGGCGAATAAAGAAAAGATCTTTAACCAAGCATTGGCAAACTCTCCAGACGCAAAAGAGAAAGCGCGGTTCGATAATGAACTAGCGATTCAACGTTCTATTGCGGAGCGTACTGCTGTTATGGAAGGAATGTTCGGCCCTATTCGTAGGGCATAAGGAGGTACTATCATGACTAGTGGTGGCGGCAGTTACAAAAGTGTTTACAAGGAAAGGGATCCAACTCCTGAAGAAAGGCGTGCGCAAAAACTCGATAATATAATTAAAAAACAAAATATTAAAAGGGCAAAGGAAGAGAAAGCAGCACAAGATGCTGCTGATGCAATTAGGCTGAGTTCTTATACAGAAGGACTGAATCCGTACTAGGAAACGCTGCTGAGCCAATTAGAGAGGGGCGTAATTGATGAAAGCACTGCTACTGCCAACTTACAAGGGTACATAGCTGAAGCTGGAATTGATGAGCGTCCTAACGCTTTATTTACAGGATTAAGTAGCACGGCCACAGAGCTTTCTGATTCGCGGGCTATTAGCAGTGCCAACCGGGCATATCAAACTCTCCTGGGACGCGCACCAACACCTGAAGAACTGGAGCTTGCGACCGCCAACTTGACCGGTGGTATCGAGAATTATACCTACGATGCTTTAAAATCTGACATCTTAGACAGTGAGGAGTACCAAAAGAAATACAATGATAACTATTTAGATAACTACTACGATAGTTATTTTGGAGAGCAGGAACGTGATGAAGAGGGTAATTTAACAGGTAAGCGTACCTTTGACTTTTCAACAGAGTTCATGCCCGCTTATGAGGGCGCTCTGGATGTAGATACAGGCATTACGATGCCTACGTTTGGATCTTTTACGGGAGACCCTGCAGAGCTGGAAGAATACCAGCAGAGCATCCGTCAGGCTCGTTCCTTTATGTATAACGCTGGTCTGACCAACTTACAAGGTAATATTGACAAAGAACTGACCAAGATGAAGAACGAGTCTGCAGAGCGTCAGAAGCGAATCTCTGGCGAGTTTGGAATCGCACAATCTGCCATTTCCAACTTCTTTGCAACTTGACAGGGTTTAGATAAGGATTGCTATAATATTTTCAGATCTAACAAAGCTTGATCGAAATGTCTACAACGAGTAACGTCAGTGACAATTATTTCAACGTTGAGAACTTTAACCAGTTACTTCAGCGTTTGGAAGCCTCTAAAGGTCGCCAGGTTCGTCAAAAGGCAGTTGAAGGCCGCCGCGATATCTTCGCGCAGGGCCTCGCTGGCATGATGGGCAACTTCTGATTTAACCTTTTTCTTGTCTCATGTCCAGCTCAGTTCCTGCAGGACAAACCGATCTTGACGATTGGTTTGATCTAGATAAATATAGAGACGCTGCTGGTGTAGCGTACGAATTTTCTAAGAAGAAACTGGAGGATGCTGGTGAACAAGAGCGTCGGACAATCGAAAAAGGTGCCACAGAGCAGCGTAAAACCGAAGCAACCCAAGAAGCTAGAGACAACCGACAAGCAAGACAAGCTTATCGGTACTAATGTCTTTGAGTTCTTTGTTGATAACTTAGATTCTTCGACCAAAGAAACATTTTTATCTTTTGCAGCAGATAAATATTCTGTAATTGAGATCTATATCTACGCCAGGTTCCTTGGTTACGCAGGCTCGATTACAGATTGTTTGCTCTGGGTCGAAGAACTCTTTGATAAACCTGACCACGTCAAGACTCTCTTGTATCAAATCCAAGAGATGAATGAAGACATCAGGAAACTTCGTGAAGACGTTGAAAATGGCCTGGTAAAACGTGATGTTGGCGTAGCACGTAACGCACAAATGCAGCGTGAATTACGTGGCAACATCGCTCAGGTCGAAGTATTTACCAACAATCGTGACCGGAAAGGTTTGCTAATGTCTGGTGCAGACAGGGCTCTACGTGAGTTGGCACAGATTTTTAAAGATGATCCTATTGCTATTCCTTTGGAGGAAGCATCTATGGCTGTATGGGCCAGGATGCAGTTAGAGGAATAGTCCGGTTATTATGGTTGTATCGAATAATTAAAAGTATGGGAGCCGGAGGACAAATCCAGCGTGGGAGTGCAAGTCAGATCACTCCCAACGTTTATAACAGGTTTCAGAATGCTGTAATGGAGCGCCAAGAGGCTGGCGGCGCTCGCGTTGAAGGCATGGCTGGGCGAGATCAATATATGAACTCTGCCCCGTTATATCAAGAGATGGCTGCAGCCGGTGAGGCCCGCGAGGGAATGCTTGGACCTGCTCTCAGGGATCCTCAGATTAGGGGTCGTATGGAAAATGCAGTCGTACAGAACACCGCTGCAAATAGTGCGGGAATGCTGGGTGATGCCGAAGTAATGGGTAACGGCATGATGCCAGAGCGCGGAATGGACATGGGGCCAGGACGTAGTAATCGTGATGTCCGTCGTCCTGCCCGCAGAAAAGTCAGTAGAGGTAAGTGATGTTTACGCCATCTCAAAATCCTCTTCTTATGATGAACCGAATGAACTTCGGTGGACAGACAGGTAATCAAGATATTCAACCCTTAGCACCTGATGCTGCTTATCAGGTTGGTAATGAGATTGATGCTTTTACTGCCAATATCCGTGGCAATGAAATGATGCCCTTGGCTGGCAGATACGCTGCTTTTATTAACAATGTCTAAGAAAAAAATGCCCCCTGAACTTCTTGAGCACTTCAAGAAGAAGAATAAAGGAAAAGACGAACCCGAAGAAAAAGGTGATAAAGCTGAAAAGTCTGCTAAGAAAGGCTTAGAAGCTGCAAGAGCCGCTAAGAAGTTTAAAGATCAAAAAAAGAAAGATTCTTAATTCTTTGGTAATCTAAAGAATATAGCTTTCTTCAGATGCCTTCTCATAGTTATCTTGCTTATCGACGTAATGCTAGAGCTGCTGCTGCACGTCAAGTTGTAAAAGAAAGCAAGGAACTAGAGAAGTATAAAAAGGCGCAGGAAGATTTTGCATATTTTTGTGAGTATGTAGCTGATAAACCTCCGGCCAAACATCATCTTGAATGGCATCGTCACTTCATTACAAATGAAGACAGTAGCTGTTTATTAAAAATTGCAGGACCTAACGTTGACCTCTTGGCACCACGGGGGTCTGCTAAGTCCACCGTCTTAGGTTTGTTAACCGCTTGGGCTATTGGCGTCCATACAACAGCAGGTAAGCCTTTACAGATTCTCTATCTTTCTTACACCGTTGATATCGCTCGTTCTAAATCAGCGACCATTAAACGAATCATTGAAAGCAAAAGATATCAACAGGTCTTTCCAAAAGTAAAGCTGTTGAAGAATGTCACGTCTAACGAATACTGGTCGATTGACCATAAGTTTGCAGGGATTGATACTACGGGTGAAGAACAATTTACGTTGTGTGCGGCTGGTCTAAAAGGTTCCGTTACGTCAAAACGTTCGCACCTTGTGATGATTGATGACGCCATCAAGTCCTCTTCTGATATCGGAAACCCAGACATCCGTAAGCAGATGGAAGATAACTGGAATGCAGTTATTGCACCAACGATGTTTGAAGGAGGAAGGGCCATTTGTCTTGGAACCCGTTTCCGTCATGATGACATTCATGCCACGACATTTAACGAAAACAATAATTGGAATCAAGTTGTGTTGTCCGCGATCCACAACGATCCTGAAACAGGTGAGATGGTATCTTACTGGCCAGAGTTTTGGTCCCTTGCCTACCTACTTGAAAAGAAACGACAAGCACCCATTGCTTTTTCTTTTCAGTACATGAATCAGATTATTCGACAACATGAGTTGTCCCTAGCTCCAGAACTGATTGTTAAAGCAGAGATCGCTACAGAGTTTGATACGCTTGGAGTGGGAATCGATTTATCCGCTGGAATTAAAGAAAAGAACGATTACACCGTTATGGTTTTGGGTGGACGTATTGATGATCGAATTCATATTATTGATTATCGTCGTATTCGTGTAATGGGAAATTTAGAAAAACTTGATGCTCTAAAAGAACTGTTGGCTGACTGGAACATCCTGCAGCAGGATGAGAAAGGTTTGTACTATCCAACGATGTCCAGTTGTGATATCTGGAGTGAAGCAGTGCAGTACCAGGCATCATTAGAAGCTGACTTCAAACGAGTCTGTTTAAACCAAGAAGCTCTCTGGAACATGGTGTGGCATCCGGTTAAAGGGTTCCGCTCCGACAAGTTAGCTAGGTTTAGGGGAGTGATAGGATTATTTGAAGAGCGAAAAGTTATCTTCAACCGCTATCGTAATTTCACTGCGATGTTTGAGGAGCTTACCAATTTCGGCGTATCTAGCCACGATGATTGTGTTGATGCTTTGGTCTGGCTTATCAATGGATTAGCAAGGCGCGGTTCTTTACAAGTGGACTATTAGAATAGACACAGGGGATTTAAATTCATGGAACAAATCATTGCAGTTGCTATTGCAGCTATCTCAGGAAGTGGTTGGTTTGTCGGTAAAGTTTTTGGAAGAATGAGAGCTTTAGAAGATCGAATCGATCGTTTACCCCTTGAGTACGTTTTGAAACAAGACTACATCCGTGAAATGCAACGGATGAATGAGGAGTTTTATGAAATTAACGCTAAGCTGGACAAGCTTGTAGAAAAACTATTGAGCAGATGAAAATGTCCGACATCTTAGAAGTAATTGAAACCCCCGACGGCGATTTCTTACTTGAGTTTTCCCCCGAACTCTGCGAAGAACTTGGCTGGAGAGAAGGCGATATCTTGGATTGGCGCGTTAAAGGTTCTACAGTTATCCTATCTAAAGTTAATGACCCAGAAGGATACGTACCTGTAGAATAAATTTAACTGACGGCAAGACATGTATCTTAGTGGAATCGAAAATGTGCCTGGCGCACCAGGGAACATGGCAATGATTGCTAGTCCTTATCCTGGCCGTCTACCGTTGCAAGGATTGACTCAACGGGCACGTCCTACTGCTGCATTTAATGCTGCAACAATGGGCGTTGGTCAAGCCATGATGGGTGTGGGTTCATCTAACATACCTCCTTACGGTGTCATTCCTGGTCAGGCTCAACCGTTTAATGGAATTATTAACTGATCATGGCCCAGGACGACAGTAAATACACGAAGCCTGAATTAAGGGAACGTATCAAGAAGAAGATTCAGGCAGGCAGTAAGGGAGGAAAACCGGGTCAATGGTCCGCCCGGAAAGCTCAACTAACGGCCTCGGAATATAAATCCAAAGGTGGAGGTTATAAAGGAGGTAAAGGAAGCACACAGAAGTCATTGGAAAAGTGGGGGAAAGAAGATTGGCAGACTAAGGAAGAGTATGATAAAAATAAAGCCAAGAAGGCAGCTTCTGCGGCTAAAAAAGCTAAAAGTAAAAAAGCATGAAAAAACAAGTAAAAGACTTAAAAAAAATCCAAGGTCAATTGCGTAACAGTGCAAAAATGCACGCGGCTCAGGCGGATAAGATCGAAGGCGTAATTAAAATTGCTGGAAAGTACATGGATAAGAATGGCTGACAAAGCAATAGAAAAAGGAAGAACCGAACGCTACTTACCCAAAGCAGCATGGGATAAACTGTCTCCCAAACAGCGGACAGAGACGGATGAAAAGAAAAAAGCTGCAAGTAAAAAGGGTAAGCAATTTGTACCAAACACTGA